ATCAAATACACCATTTGTATCTTTTATATATAGTACTGCGCTATCTCTGCGTGTACTTACATATGCTACAACTGCTGTACCAGTATCTGTTGTTACAACTGAGCCTACTACAGGTAATGTAATAAATGTGTCAACAAACAGTATTGAATCAATCTTTTCAACAATTGTATGTTCTTGTGATATAAATGCACCTGATAATTCAGGTATATCGCCATTAAACGGAAGGAAGTTATCTAATGTAGGATATGCAAAGCTACGTTGATTCCAAAACAAGTTAACAGTATCGTTAGGTTTTGTACCAATATACATATCTCTTGGAGCACGAACTAAGAAGTGCGAAGTAGTGTTTCCTGGTAGTCCAGGGTCACCTGCAACTAATAAGTTTAGTGATGTACTATCAGCATCTGCTTGAGAAGCAATATTAATATATGTGTCAAACGTACTAAATGGTTGATGTGCAATTTCTGGTAAAATTGCTCTATTAACTTTCCATAAACTTTCTCTATATCTTACAATATCATTTTTAACATAATCTGCATCTGGTTGAAAGTCAAATGTACTTTGGCCATTTGCGTCTGTTTTATAAGCTAGTCTAGTTTTAATGTTACTTGCTTTTGGTAAGCCTGCAACAAGATACTCACCATCAGGCGATACACTAATACTTTTGCCAAAATCGATGTCAGTAATATTAAATAAATTATCATTAACATATGTAATTTCTTGATCTAATATTAAGTTTGATTGCTCTCTAGTTCTTCTATAAACTGAAACTTTACCGTTTTGGTCATTAGCTGCTGAAACAAATATATTATTATTATTTTTTGTTACTGCAAAACTATCACTAAATCCTTGATCTGTGCTATCATATTCTGATGTATTAACTATTGTTTGAGCATTTAAATATACAGGGTTATTTTCTAATACTCCCCATTCTGTATCATAATTATCTATCCATAGTTTTTGGTTTGGGTAAATTACCTGTTGTGTAGCTGAATTTATTCCTGTTACATCAGAAACTCTTATAGTTCTTAATTTAGCTACTGGAAAATTGCTGATTCCATCTTCTTCTTGATCGTAATCAGTAATATCGTTAGCTGCTGGAACACGCAATTTTATCTTGTCAAGACTAATACTGTCAACTTCATATATCCCATTAAGGCTGTAAGTTTCTGCTCCGCGGACACCAATGTATTCGCCTACTGCACAAATATTGTTACCCCATTGTGTTAATGTTATTTCTATTAAGTTTAAGCCGTTGTCTGCTACTTCATTTATAAGTGTATCAATTTTTGTTACAAATGCATTACCGTTTATTAGTTGTTCTACTGACCATGATTTATTATCAGTATCAGTTACCCAAATTGTGTCTCCCAAACTAATTCTATTAGTGTTAACTCCTGCTAAATCAATATAATTGCTAACAATATAATCAACATCGCCTTCATTAGTATATCCTGCTGTTCTAATATATTCATTTGTTACTGTTTTAATCGGAAACGGTGTATGATCATAATCTGCAGGCCTATCAAAAACTTCATTTGGAAGTATTCTATAAATTTTATCAAAGTTAGTTGTAGGTAAAGTTTTTACAAGCTCAACTGATTGCGGAGACTCTTGCATTTTATCTTGTTTTAAGTTATATTCTACTTGTTGTACATCATCAACTGCACCAAAACGACCAACTTGTATTGCCCATTCTTCATAAAATTCTAAATTATCAGCAGTATTACCAAGTGCATCAAACAACTTAGTAAACACATTCATTGTACCTTTATCTGCAATAGCGCCTCTATAGAACTTAAATTGACTTACGTCATCATTAATAATATTAGCAAGGTACTGGCGTTTTTGATAGCCTATTAAATGCTGAGCCATTTTTTGCTGTTCTATATCAAAACTATCTGAATCTAAATCATAAAAATCAGTAAACTGTGAAATTCTATAATCAAAGTTAGTTACTAGTTCCGATGTTGGTTTTTCATTTAGTCTATACCAAAGGTTACTATTAAAAGTTTGTGTACCTGTAGAATTAGATGTTGCTACATAATAAAATTGTTTGTATTTTACAATATCGCCAATACTATAATCTTTCCAAGCAGTCCAATCAGTAAATGTTGCATCATCATAAACAAACCCAGGAATGTTTAATCCACCATTCCAATTATCTGATCTGTATCCGTTTACTTTTATACGTTCTTGTCTATACCCAGTACTTGGATTGTAAATTGTATCGTTAAAATCTGTAGTATTGTCAATTAAAACAACATGTTCTTTTTGGACTAACGGTAACGATGCATGATATAATCCTTCATCAGTACCTACTGTTTCAATACCAAAACTATTTTGGTCTCTTAATAAACTGTTAAAATCTGAATCTAAGAAATTACCGTCTGCTTTAAAAATACTATAACCGTAAAATTCATCTTTTATATTATCTACTATATAAAAGTCTCTTTTAAACTCTAATAAGTTAGCTGCCGGACTTACTGCAATTATTGAGCTGTTTGCCCAACCTTGTGTTGTCCAGAATAAAAACTGTTTTGCTGCTTGGTTCCAATTTTCAACTTCGTTTGAACCTTCAATAACATTGTTAAATTCAAAGCCTATTTCTTTTTGTCTTTGGTCATATCCTAAAATAAAATCAACTACTTCTTGTGCTGAATTAATGCGTGTTCCATACTGTAACGTTCTAAGTTTATTATCAAAATCCTTCTTAAACTGAGCAGTTCTGCCGCCGGTTAAAGGTAAGTTTGGTAATTTAACTATGTCATCTGTTTCAAAAACTACACTACTTTTAAACGAATTAATAACTCTATAATATACATTATTATGCATAATTACTTCGCCGCTTAGGTAATCTTTATTAGTATCCCACGGAACTACTTTTTCTGAAATGCCGCCTACTGTTACTGTACTTGCTGTTGATCCTTCAAGTGCTTCATAATATTCAAAGTATGGTTTTTCTAAATTATAACCTCGTATTATATAACCTAGTTCAGCACGTTCTATAACTATTCCGCTGTAAACTGCTAGTTCATTTGGGCTACTTGTATTTAGAAATACTTGATAATTTTCCTGTGGTACAAATATGCCGTCTTGTGTTAACGACTGTGTCGGAGATCTACTATCTAGTATTAAATTAAATTTTTCTTTGCTTGTAAATCCTGCAATTTTAATACCTATTTGGTTTGATATTGCAGATAAATCTGATTTGTAAGCATTGTATACTGTTAATATATCGCTTGCTGTTAAGTTGTAAATGTAGTTTACAAGTCCAGCTGTTGATGTTCTTGTAGCAGCATCAAAAGTATTTGGTAATGTTAGGTCTTTAATAACAATAGGTTTATTTGTATCTACATCTACCCATTGATTTGATAAATTTTTCTTAATTCTTGAAACATCAAAACCTAAGCTCATTGTTTTTGCAGGCTTGTTTAGCAACATTGCATTTAATATTGCAAAAGGATAATCTGAACTTCTACGCCATGCATTTTCAATCGGTGCATGATCTCCAAATGCAAAGTTTCTAGTTGCATTTCTTATATCAAAGTTTTTTGCATATCTACTATCTAATGGTGATAAAAGTTTACCATTACTATCAACTGGAATAAAGCTAGTTAGACCAGGGCGAGAATAGTTAAGATCAATACGTGTATTAGTTGGGTCTGCAATTTTTCCTTGTTCAAGGTCTTTCCAAAGTACTAAATTGTCACCTGTATACGGTGCTGGTCCATAAACTTTATTCCACCAATTTGGCTTAGATGTTATTCCTAACATTTCCCAAGGATGACTATGTGGACGATCTGTGTCAAATGCTCTAACATACATACCTCTCCAGAAGCCTGGATTAGTATTACCATCTGGTGATGTAGTATCTGCATAATTAAATGACCAATTATTAGTCCTGTCATAAAATGTGTTATTAGTATATGTTTGATTATTTAAATTTTCTATTAACCATCTTTGGAAATTTCCTAACAATGTGTTATCTACTTCAGCTTTAGAGAATTCATTAACTCTAAATTCACCGCCGGTAAATGTATCAACATTTAATCTATCAGATGAGTATTCTACTTTAATATTATTAAATATTCTTTTTTCAAATTCTAATAATAACTCATCTCTAAAGTCTTGATATGCTCTAGTATAGCTACCATCATGTCCTTTAATAAATGCAACACCAATTGGATATTCATCTACTTCAATGTCGTCAATACCACCAAGTGTTGAATCTGCTACAGGAATATAAAATAATTTATTAAATCCTGTAAATGTATGTGATGTCGAAAGTGTCCCTGTACCTGCTGCACTTTTAGTTGTGTATACAGGATAAAACCAACCTCTATTTCCAGTGATATCATCTTGTCCGTAAATCTTAAACGGTCCAAATGTTTCCGGCTCTTTACCTAATACAGTATCATCTATTGTTAGTTCAGGATAATACTTTGGATATAGTCCTAATTTAGTTGGTGTTGGAGCAATAAAACTTCCGTCAGTATTTGCATACTCGTGGATTTCAATTTTATCATTTTCAACTTGGTTAGCATCAATTGAAACATATCCTGCAATATTGAAGTTGTAATCTTTTTGGTGTACTAACTGCACACCATTTAAATAAACAATTACACTTTGTGATGTTAGTGTTGATAAATTAAAATTATCAGTAATTGGATATTCAGTTGTTCTTGCATCAAGAACAGTATATTCAATTTTGTTAGATGCTCCAGTTGCAATCATATCCGAGAAGTAAAACGGCTGTGATTTTATTTTATCTCTATTGATAGTTTTTATAACAAGATCTACGTGTGCCTTTGTAGGGCCATCGTAGCCTAAATTAGCAGCAGTATCTAAAAATGTTTTCTTATATCTTGAATATTCTTTTTGTGAATAAGATATTGCTTTTACAATATTATATGACTTATTTGTAGTATGGTACAATGGTAAGTTAATTGGTCCACTATGTTTTACAAATCTTTTACCAAAGCGATCTAAATCTCCTAAATCACGCAAGTTACTTATACCTAAGTATTCACCAGTATAACCTGGTATATCTTCCAACATACTATCAACGTGGTCAATTACTTCGCCTAATGTAAATTGATTAACATCGTCATTTAACGGATTGCGTTCTAAGTTATATGGAAATTCATAGTATCCATTTTTATTTTTGTTAGTTTTAGAATCTGTTTTAATTTTAACAACATCATTTGCTTCTAATGCTGTATTAAATACAACAACAGCATCTTGTGCAGTTTTATCAATTGTATAATCAGTATCAATTAACTTTAATTTATTATTAACAAAAACAACAACTTTTAAATCAGTTACAGAACTTGAGTTTTCATAAACATCAATTTTAAATTTTTGTAATTCAATTTCTGTTGCTGCATATTCTTGTATAACAAACTGTTTACTATTTGACGGAGTGCTACTAAAACCGTTTACATATGAAAACTTTGTAAGTGTTGAATATTTCTTTAAATATCCGCTACAAATACTTTGTGAAAATAACTCAGTTTCACTTTGGTATGTAAATGTATCATTTAATAAATTAAAATCAAAAACAATATCACCCGAGTTTTCAATAGACTTATAAGCTAATGGAAAACCTAATTCAGTATCTACAGTACCTTCACCTTCTGCATATGAAAATAACTTAGTACCTTTAAATGTTGTTGACGGATAAAATGCAATATCACTAAAACTATTTGTATTGGAGTCAAAAACTTCAAATGACGGTGCTTGGTTACGTGCAGTTTTTTCTTGTGCTGCTGTCCATTTATCACCGTGGTAATGATAACTTTTACCTGCATTTTTTACACCCTGTGTAACTAATACTGTTTCTAAATCAATTGGTAATGTATCTGTAGTTTCAATTAAACTAATCTGTCTGTTGTTTGCAATTTTAACAAATTTAACTTGATAAATTTTACCACTAACTAATGCGTCAGTATCTGCTGTAAACAAGATACGCATATTATCTGCTAGATTAATGCCATCAATGTTATAACCAATTTGACCTTCAATTGTACTAAAGACGTCTTTAGTAAATGTATCTACTAAATCAACATCTTGTTTAGCAATAGCACCAAAGTTATCTAATTTTAGTCCTGCTTCAAATTCAATAATAGGACGTTTAGCTCTAGTTGACTCGTCAACTACTACCGGTATATGGTTAAGTTCAAAACTTTTTTGAATTACATCTTTATGGTGCCATCTGTTATAACGACTCCAAGCATTTCTATCAGGAGATGCTCTATTAACAACAATGTAATCTTTGTTTGTTGCATTTGCTGTAGCATCTGAGAATGGTAATGTATCAAAACTATCACTATCAAATGCAATACGTTTTGTATCACTATATGCAGCTGGGATAATTAAATTTTTATCTTTAATTAATTTAATCTTATCTCCAACGCCTTCTACATACCAATCATTTTGTTCATAATCATTAGGTAATACATCGCCCTGGAACTTAATTTTCATTCCATTTGATAATTCTACGCCGTTAGCACTTTTGTATGTTTTTTTACCTAAAATGTCTTCACCAACATCTAGGAATGCATTTTCTTCAATGTCATAGATTCTAATTTGACCACTAGTATCTACTGCATTCTTACTAATATAATATAATCTGTCAGGTGCATTAACAGGAATAGTAAATTCAATAGTGCCTTTTTCAATATAAGCAATTGCTACTTCTTCGCCTTCTTCACCTAACTTACGAATTCCGTCTGGATATAATGTTGAAACATTATCGTCATCTGCAAAAGTAACACTGCCGCCACTTGGAAGAATAATAAATTCACCTTGGTCATATTCGTTGCCGTATAATACTGCATCAAATAATCCACTTGCTCTAAGTCCTTGTGTACCTGCTGTTAAAATTGCACTGCCAGGAGTAAATGTTCTACTAATAGCAATTGCCATTGGGTGTCCAGGAGCATTAATTTCAAAGCGGTATGTTTGTCCACGGTATAGTTTTAAATTAGGATTGCGTGTTAATCCATCATTAAATACATAAGCAATATTATCGCCTTGGTCTTCAGTTGTAACAGTATATGTACTAACAACTTCTCTGCTTTGTCCTCTTACAGGAATACTAATAGGACCATTTGGCATCCAGTAATATTCACGAAAGTTTACAAATTTATCCCAATCAATATTTGGGTTCCATGCATATGTTTCTTGACCGTTTAGTCTACTATGGTTAGAAGTGTTTGCTCCAAATACATTTAATTGTCCAACATAATCATTATAATCTTTATAAAAAGTTACGTTGTTGTATACATCTTTAATAACAGTAGAAGGCTCTAATTGATAATTAGTTCTATCTGCTGTTACATCATTTACATAATTGTCTGTAGTTTTAAATGCTTTAGCAGTTGTTCTACCATAATATCCATTAATCTTTTCAGCAACGCCGGGTTGTATAAGTTGATCAAGTGTACCTTGTAAAAACTTTTTGTTAGCCTGTGTTCTAAAGAACTTAGGTAAAAAATCACTTGATGTAATTTTATTATTTTGCCCCGGTACTGGCAATGCACTTTCGTTTTGATCATTCTTAGCCATTAGTAACTATAGCCTCCACCGTTTGAACTGCTGCTTGAACTGCCACTTGATCCACTACTTGGTGTAGTGGTAGTAGTTGTTGTACTTGTACTTGTTGATGCACTGCTTGTAATCCCTGCTATTGTACTAGTTGACACTTGATTTATTATTGTGCCGCTTGCTTGTAAGTTAGTTGCTGTTAATTGATCAATTGTTTCAATATCGGTCACTTTAGCAGCACTTGCAAATATTTCATCTGGTTCACTCTTTATTTCAAATAAGCTACCAAACGATTGTGTAGTTTGGCGCGGTACTATTAGTATACTTACCAGTTTTGGAGACAGCTGGTTTATGATATAGGCACTAAGTTCTTGGAAGTAAAAAGTTTCTCCAAAGTCCCAGTTTTCAATATCAAAGAATTTATTAATAGCTTCAATAATATTAGATTTGAGCTCATTATCATTAATAACCATATTAGTATTTTTAACAATTTTAAATTTAACTTGTAAATCTGCTGGTGCTTTATCACCAAATAAAATTTTATACTTTACAGGATGATATATTAATTCGTCACTTAAACTTTTAATTTTGTTTATTTCTGATCCGTAACTTCTAAACAATTCGTCGTTGCTAGGTGGTTTTGGCTTAACATTAATTGATCCTGCAATATATTGTTTAACTTGTGTATCATAAGTTTTAGTTAATATGTAAGTATCTATAATATTACTTGCACTTGGATCAATTCTATAACCACTATCTGCAACATGCGTATAATGGAATTTTAGATCCGCACGACCAAAGTAGGCTTTATAATCAGTATTGATTGTTGTATTGTTTAGTGCTTTATTTAATTTTCTAAAAATGTCTTCGTCAATTAAGTAAAATATTTGGCCTTCTAAACGTGAACTATAAGGTACAATTGCAGCTTCGTTTTGAACTATAACTATTTCTGGAACAGTATTAGTAATAGGATTTGAAAAATATTTAAAATCTTCTACGCCGTCTGTGGTTGTATATTTCTTTTGAAATATTAGTTTATCTTCTGTATCAATAGTAGCATCTTCTTCACCAACAATTTGTTCAAATATTGTTGGATCGTCAACTATGCCATCATCGTCAAGATCAATAAATTGAACTTGTATTTTACGGCTGTCTAAATAACCTTCTGAATCTCTATATGCATCTGTAATTGTCCATCCAAAATCTCTTGTGAACGGTGATAGCTCACCTGGTTTACGGTTAATGTTTAAAATATTGATTTTATCTCTAACAATTTGTCCAGTCGCTGGATCATAAATTTTATCAGCAGCATCAAAGAAGAATCTAATTTCATCTGCACTTTCCATTACATAGCGTAAATTACGATATGTTATTGTATATTTTTCGCCATCAGTCTTAAAGTATAACATCCAACTTGCATCTAGATTTTCACCTGTAATATCGCCTGCTTTACCTGTGGCAAAATTATTAAGTGTATTAATATCTTCTGCTAATACCATTTTCCACTGTCTGTCATATTGATCATATCTAAGAGCAAAATCTTTATATTCAAATGTTTGGTCAATTAATTCTATTTTAATATCGTTAATTAATGCTCTAGAAAAGTTTGGCACAATTTGTTCTAATATAGCACCTGTCGGTATAACATCATTTAACACAATTGGTGCTAATCCAGCTTCGTCAATTATTGTACCGTTGCCGGTTACAGATATAACTTTGCACCATTTGTAACTTGTCTTACCTAAATGGTCACCGATGGTACCATCATCCATTAATATACCGCTTGGCATAAAATGTTTGCCAGCAGGTGCAACAAATTTCAACATTGATCCTGCTTCTAATAATCTTAAACTATTAGCAGTAAACGTCCCTACAGTATATGCATTACTATCAATATCATTAAACAACCCTAATGTTTGGTTTGTACTTGTAGATGATTGTGTCCATGTTGCATTAAGGTCACTAACAATAATTTTAGGATATTTTGCAAGATAGAAATTTTGTGAATTAATATTGCCTAAAATACTTTCAATAGTATTGTATATAACACCTTCAATATCTGTTTGAGTATTGAATGTAAATGTCTGTTTTTCAGTAAATTCTTCTTTGTAGATTACTCCGTCATCTGCAAACAAACTAGTGTTTGAATATTTTCCACTAGCATCTTTTAGATCAAAGAATCTACTGATGCCGCTTGAAATTCTATTTGAACTTTTAGTTTTAATAATATTTTGACTAATTGCAAGAGGTCCAATATTGTAATCTTCGCCTGTAACTAATCTATTTTGTGTATAATATGTTGCTGGAGCATTTTGTTTAATTTCTGTATTAGTTTCTGCAGGTGCACCATTACTAACTGTGTAGTTTAATTTAAGTCCAACAGTAAGAGTTTGTTGCGAACCGTTTCTTGATTGATAAGGAATATCAATACTTACTGTATTAATTGCACTTGGAGTAATTACACTACGCATATTATTACTAGTTCTATAATATGATCTAAAGTTTCCTGCTGGTAAATTACCAAATACACCGTCACTAAACACTAAGTTAATTCTATCACCAATACGTGTTGTTACTGCAAATACATCTCTAGTTTTATTAAACAAACTATTGTAGATAACATTGTTACCTTCTACAGCATCAATTTTAGTCCATTCATTACTTTCAAATCCTGCACTGTTTAGAGCAAATAACCAAATATCACTATCATTAATGTTTTCAGCATCAATCTGTACTGACTGATTTGGTGTCGGATTTGCAACATTAAAGTTACCTGTTTCTAATTTACCTTGACGGAAATGCATAAAGAAACCAGTGTTAGCACTGCCGGCACCGGATCCGTCATCACGGAATAAAAATGCTGGGCTATTACCCGGCAATGGTGCTTCTTCTAAAATACTTTCGCCAGTTATATCAGTACTTACTACTTCAAAACGGGTGCTTACGCCTTCAACTCTTTTAGTAAACGGGTAAATTGCTTGTCCAGTATTAGAAGCATTTAATCTATATTTTTGTGTTTGTACATCTGCAATTAATGCAGACTTTAAAGGATTGCCAATTGAGTTTGATAGTGGTAATGCTGAATTTAGAATTTTAACAAACTGCTCAAAATAAGATGAATTTGTTTGATCATTCCATTTTATTGTAAGGCCTGCTAAATTTAACCCATTGGAATCTAGAAGATTTTCTGTAGTTTTGATTGTATCAAATTTAAGTAGACCATTTGCTGCTTGATTACGTCTTGGGTTATATGATAACATACGTGCTAGACGTAGTACACTTTCTCTGCGTTCTGCTGTTTCAAGGAAGTTTTCACGTGCATTTAAATCAATACGGAATGATAGGTTTTGCCCAAGGAAAGCAATCATATCAATTAACGCAAGATATTCACTCGATTCAATATAATCATTAAAATCTTCTGGATAATTTTGACGTAGGTAATTGATCATCGTACGGCGTAAATTATCAAAGTCATAACTTTGAAAATCAGCGTTACGGAATGATTGGTAAATTCTTTTCCAGTCCTCAGCTACTAATAACCTTGACTGTCTATCATTTGCAGACATATGCGTTTCCTTGTTTATACTAATATTTAGCTGAAAGGAAAAAGTGCGTATTTAATTCTGTACTTATAAAAGTCCGTTTTCTTTATCAAATTTGAACCGCAATTGATCCGTTATTCCAAATGGAAGAACACTTATAGTACAATCAACTTGGATGCCTTGCTCATAAGTATCAATTACAATATTATCTGCTTTGATTCTAGGATCGTAATTGATAATTTTAGTTACATCTTCAATAATTGCTTCTTGTACATCAACTGTAAATGGTTCGTAGAGCATATCCCAAATAATAGTACCAAACGTAGGATCGCTTAGTTTTTCTGTTTGGCGGATATGAAAATGGTTAATTAAGTCTTGTTTAATGAGCTCAAAGTCGTAAACACTAAAACTTTTAGCGTCTGCAATAGTTGAAAAACCTCTGTATTTTCTACCTGTATTAGCTGTTTGCACAGGTTGCTGTACAGTTACTCGTTTATATAAATTTTTTTCTAATTGGCTCATACTATATTTACCCCTTATTGTGCGCTGGTGTGTGGCGTAACAGGTCTTATTGTAGAGCTGTTATCTGTCGGTTCCATCGTTGGTGGATTTGCTTGTGCTTCTGCAATTTCTTGTTCTAAACTTCTAAGAGCATCTGCTTCTTCATTATGGAATCTGTTAACAACGCTTGTTCTAACTGCACCTGTACTGCTTCTAAAATACTTAGTTCCGTTGTTAGCACGGCGTTCACTATATACTGCTCTAACTATTGCTGCATCAGTTGGTTCTGTTAATGATACTTCATTTGGCGGAAATCCTATTGCAGCTAACGCTCTCTGGAATATATTACGTGCGCCGCCTTGACCATGTTGAATAGCTGTTGACCAAACAACATTTTGCACTGTTAGCGAACGTTCATTTACATCAAGATTTGTTCTATTTTTAATAAGTCTTGCACCTGGGGCATAATATGCAACTACTGCATATTGATGTTGTGCTTCTGCACCTTCTGGTGTTGCCATTACCTGCGCCCATGCTGCTTTATATGCCGGTGTGCCTGCTCTTGCTGCTGCTGGTCCGCCTGCTTGTAATAGCGGTGATGCAAGTTCTCCATGATTACGTCCTAACCAAGCATGGAATTCATTCATTACACCTACGTTTGCTGCAAGTTGATATGTACCATAACTAAAGCCGCCTGTACTATCCCAACCAATAGTTGCTGGATTTCCTCTTGATTCATATCTAGCACTCAATGAACCTAATTCTGGATCAAAGTTAAAGTCACTAGTATAATCGCCAGGTGGCACAGGTGGTTGCCCGTTACCCGGACCTCTTGTAATATGTCCTGTACTAATGTTTCCTCCACTACCTTGCACATAACCACTAGCTGTTCTTCCTTGCATATTTTTATTAAATGTATCAGGAGTAAGTACTCGGTCTGAACTAGGAAGCGGACCTGGTGATTCTCTATCTGTTTCAACTTTCTTAAATGCTAACGGATTAGAGTTTTCATGATGTGGCCACGGTTCGTGTTGTGGTGCTCTTGTAAGGATACTTTCAAAACTAGTTATTAATCCGCCTGGCTTAACTTTAGGCAATGTAACTGTTTGTAATGGTTCAACTGCAACTGCTTTGTTTGCAGGTGCTGCTGTTGGACCGTTCATATGTACATATGTTGCTGTTTCTCTATGTTCTTTAGCACTAGTAATATGCGTTGAGCCGTCAGCTGTTAATCTATTATCAGCACTAGTATGAATATGTAAGTTTTTACCTGTATCTATATATTGCGATCTATCTACCTTAATATGTTGGTCTTTTCCTACAGTAATTTTACTAGTTTGACCTACATGTAAATTAAAATTACCTTTAGATTCAATTTGTACTCTGCCACTCTCTGCACCCCTAGCTTTTCCAGCGGCTTTGATATTAACATTTCTGCCTGCTTCCATGTTTATATCACGACCTGCTGCAATATTAAAATCATTATCAGTTGTAACACTAACACTATCATGTGCATAGATATCAATTTTACCATCACTGGTCATTTCTATCCAAGTTGTTCCACGAGCATTACCAATATAAATTAAATCTTCACTGTTGTTCATTAACAGTTGATGGCCTGTTCTAGTTCTAATACGCATTAATTCATTTTGCGGAATAGTTCTGTCGCCACCTTCTTCGCCTGTGCCTTTATTTTTATAAATTGGCGGACCATCTTCTGCATGTGTAGCACGTACAAAGCGTTCATCACCATCATCCATTACAAAACTTGTACCGCCTAGTCTATTTGATGGTGTAACTATTTTTTCGCCTTTTGTGCCAATTTCAGTAACCGGACTTTGATCTCTTCTATCTTTAGGACCAGGCGTACTTAGGCCAAATACCATACTTGGAACTTCTCTTCTAGCACTAGTAGTTGTAGTTCCTCTAACTTCGTCATTTATTAAACCTTGTATTTAATGTTTCTGAGAAGTCTTTATTATAAGGTTTAGTAAATAATGTAGGATCAACTTTTGATCCAGTTTCTATTGCTTTATTGTATTCGCCTACAGGTAATTTTCTACCTGCTAATGTAGGTGGTGTTATTCCAGTTGTATTTTCAGTGGATGCTCTACCATCAGGAACCATAAAGTTCATATAATCTGCAGGTATACAACCAATCCAATACCCAAAATTTGTATTTCCTTCAGCAAATATTACAAGTACTTTAGTTCCTACATCAGGCGGTACCATCCACATACCATAACTTTTTTGTGTGTGTTCATAGCCATCGTTAGCACTAACTGCTGAATGCGGAGTTACTCCGTAAAATGGTGAAAGATATTTTACATTTAATAATTGTCCACTACGCTCTGGCGAGCCTCCTGAACTAGTATATTTTAATAGTTCTACAACTAATCCGCCCATATATTTACTATCAAGATTATTAACAACAATTGCTTCATACGGTCCTGAATCTTTAAATCCAGTTTTTGCAGCACTAGTTGTTCTTGAATAATTTCCGTTAGCCATTAAAAGGGTCCTCTAAAATTTCCGCCATATGCATCATCAAAGTCTACATCTGGATCTTGAACTGGTGCTGCTGCTGTTGGTGCTGGTTCTGTTGTTCCGCCGCTTGTCACTAGCTGTCCTTGGTTAGTTCTACTTGCTCCACTGTTAGGCGTATAGACTTTTTTTCCTGAATTAAAATCATATCTGTCAAAGCCCGGAGTGAGTGGTTCATATATGTATACACTTCCTGGAACTATTGGGTCAGGAGCTGATTGTGCAGTAGCCGAATCAGGACCTGTAACTGTAGTCGGTGCTGTTGGTGTTACCGGGCCAGGCCCGCCAAAAGCATCTAACGGAGTTTCTGGTGCTGCGGCAGCATCACGTGATTGTCTTAATATACGGTCTTGGTAAGGTTCTGATGCAGGAGCCGTTGCTGTGCCTGCACTAGTTGTTTGAGGATTATTAGGCAAACAAGGATCTGCTTGTCCTTGTCCACTTATTTGATCTGGTACTTGTATACCGCCTCCAGTATTATTTTGTCCAACATCAGCGCCGGCGCCGCCAAAAGCATTAAGTGGATCAGTGGCAGCAGATGTTACAGTTTCGCCAACGCCGAAGTCACTGGTATCATTTGTATTAGATCCTTCTCTTGAAGCTGTATTAGCCGATGGAGGAATTTTAGTTTTAGTTCTAGCTTTCCTTAATATAGCATCGTCATACTGTTTTGCTTGATTAGCAGCAATATCTTTTTGCTGCTCTTCGCCAATAGCTACATTTCCTACAACAGTCTCTTGTGTTGTTGAACCGCTTGCAGATGTATTAGTTGTTGTGATTGTTTTTACATTTGTTTTAGCACCAGTTGTTTGTCCTACTTGTATAGGAGGACGACTGTAATCTACCATTGGATCCGGTAAGTAAACAGGAACACCTTTATAATTGCTAACTCTTACTGAACCTCTTGGTTTAATAGATTGCTTTATATTTTCTTCGCGCCATTCTATCATTTTTTCATATAAGGGAATAAAGTCAATATCACCTTTAAAGTCTTCTGGCATGTTCTCAGGATGTAGTGCAGGAATTCTTTCTCCTACCCACCAATGTGGTTGTTTTGGATATAATAATCCGTCCCAAATTGTATCAGTATTATCAATTACACAAACAATTTTATACGGTTTTCTTGCATTGAAAATAACATTTTCACCATATTCCCACATGTCAAAACAATTTTTAAAAATTTCTCTGCCACGGCCAATACCTAACTCTTCTTTGTACCAAGGGCCTACTTCTTCTACAGGAACTGCATTTTCTTGTTCAAGTTTGCCGGAACTTTCTTCTGGTAAGCCACTATCGTCATCGTGTTCTGTTGACATATTAACCTCCTAACAACTTGCTAACTTTTGATTTTGCTGCGCCGCTTGCACTATTAATTGCATTATTAGCAGCATTACTTGCATTATTTACTGCATTTGCGGCAGCGTTTTGTGCTTTACTGGCTGCGCTATCAACAATACCTTGTGCA